AGGATGTATCGACGGAAGTGAGCGAATGAATATGAGTGAAATGGGAGTTTCATATTATGAAATTGGCGGAGCAATACAGACGAGCAGAGTTAGTTCGATATCAACAGTCACCAGTTTATCAGGTGCTGAGAAGCGTATCAGTCCTACTAGCGTCGAGCCTGACGATGTACGTGGCGTATGTTATGCACCTGCGGAGCAAGGTTCCAGACACGTTCCATATACAATGGGTAATCCTCTAATTAACCTTGGATTCAACATCTTGTTGCGAGGTATAGAAGAGGCGGGTTTAGATCCGTTCGATGAACCGAGGTTGGATTGATGACAATCAGATATGATGATGTCGAAATAGACAACATAGCAGAATGTCAAGAGTGTGGCGAAAGCAACATCTTGGATTCCACATTAAAGATATGTTTTGATTGCTGGTGCGTTCTTGATTCTAAAGAACATGAAGCAAATCGAGAGAATCTCGAAGAAGAATAATAAGCCCTGTGTATACACCTGTATACATGGCAAGTAAAGTCATACGAATTAAGACCGATGGTAAATGGCGAAACATCCCGTGGGATGGGACGTTTAGTCAAGAACGAGTGATAAAAACCAAGTGCGAATGCAGGAGGTGTACGAAGTGAATATTAGATTGGGCCCAGATTGGTGCCCAAGATGCAATGCGGGTCCCGGAAGGTGTAGCTGCCCATGGTGGTAGAGAAACCTCCGTGTGATAACCGCACACGATCAACATTGAAATGCAGAAAGAAATGTTGTCGTAAAATCGTGAAAGATGACTCTAAACAAGGGACAAGACAACACCAATTGGGGTTGCTTGGCTCTGGCGATTATTGTGCACGTGGCTGTTGCGATTTCTCGCAAAAGTGGGTGAAACACTCATGCACAAAGCCAAAACGATTTTAGAACTCCACCTCCGGTGGAGAGGTACGAGGACATCAAGATAGACCAGTAGGAGGGTCTGTCGATGATGCTTTAGCCACAGTCATCGTTAGGGTGGTGTGGGAGTAAAGTATAAAGGCCGGGCTCTATAGCATGCAATGCATGGCTCGAAAGAAGACCCGAACAACTACGAAACTCCAACCAGCAGAAATGACATTATCTACGGCATTTACAGTGCCCGTAGGTGGATTTGTCAATTCATTTACGATGGATCTATCGCAAATGGCAAGTATCGTCAATCGTAGGTTTTACCGTCAAGGATTGAATTGGGCTGTTGCGGGATTCAAAGTTAGAATCGTAGGAACAGGACAAGGTTCGATACTAGTAAAGAAATTGCCAACTACTTGGACATATGCGAACTCCTGGACGAAGGGGTTCAAGCATTGGCAAGAGATGAATAAAAGAGCAACTGACGATGGTCAAGTCGATGTCAGTGGTCGGTTTTTGGATTTCAAAATTTATGCTGATAGCACACATCATAGTGATGGGTTTGGGGCAAACTTGCTACCAAATGATGGGCTAAACCTAGCAACCGCTGGGTCTTGGATCCCATCAGAAATTGTTGTACCAGATTCAACATTTCCATCAGTAGGCTATGAAATACTGGGAGTTGGAAACAACTATCCAGGAGCCGGTGCAAGCGGTAAAAACGCTGTATCATTAGTACAGGGTTATGCAAACAGTCGTCGTTTGCCATATGAAAGCGATCCGAATACTCCGGGAGCTGCAGATGATGCTTCTGGACAGTTTCCTGAAAATTGGATTACTAGTTTATCCAATCAAGGGACAACGCAGGACTCAGAAGTTATTCAAGACCTTCAGGCGTATGATAAGCCACCATATCCATTTGAAGGGGATGGTACGGCCACTGTCACGCAATATCCTGGCGGGGCGGCACAGTTGCCAGAGTTGATGGTTCATGATGTCACTGACTTGACAGCCACAACAATCTCGGGAACTTCAAGGCTAAAGGGAGGAAACTTCCCATGTGGGCTTGTGCGTTTTGATGCGCAAAACACAGGTGCTGCAGACTTGAACATTGCACTATTGATTGATCTAGTGCCAGGTACTCATCGAGGCTACTTGGCGGAACCAATGACGGAGATGTGAGTTTATGATGCAAGAAACCCAAGAAATTGCGATTGAAGGTGTGAAAGGTGCTCGTATACTGCACCTGATTAAAGAACACCGTATTGAAGGAATGATTGTAGCAATCCTGCTTTATAGCACAGGGTTGCTGGAAAAAGCCGTAACTTATGGATCAGGCGTCTGTGCATGAAGTGCCAGAAGAAAAATAAGAATGGCCGACAGTGCAAAGCACATGCAATGAAGGGCAAATTGTACTGTTTATTCCACAATAAACCAGGAAGGATGTATCGACGGAAGTGAGCGAATGAATATGAGTGAAATGGGAGTTTCATATTATGAAATTGGCGGAGCAATACAGACGAGCAGAGTTAGTTCGATATCAACAGTCACCAGTTTATCAGG